TTGATTGGTTTCGAGCATTGGCCTGCATTAGACACCATTCTGCCTTTACGTGGGCCACTAGTACATCTGACCTTACGGACAATTTTCTTGCCTCGCTTGGCCCAGACCATTTTGGCCTCCATTACTTCTTCTACTTCAACTATTCTCATTTTAAAATAACTTAAATATTAATGCGATTATCAAACTTGACATTGTCGCAAATACACCTGCCATAATACCTACAAGCCAATTCTCTATTTTAGCAAAATGGTCTTTTACTTCAACTTTGAATTCTTTGATTTCTGTTGTGACTTGCTCTATTCTCAGCATGTCAGCAATAACTTGTGATTTTAAATCTGGTTCGTTAGCATACAACTGTTCTGCTGGTTTGCTATCTAATTTTTTGTCTGCCATTATAATACGTCCTGTTTAGAAAATTCCATATTTACGGAACTTTTAGTATTAATAGTACCACCATTTAGTACTATTCCGTCTAACTCGTCTTTTAATGTGTCTAATGTATGAGCGCCTTGCCTTTCAAATGCAAACTTAAATACCCAACCTGCACCTGTTAATGTTGGTGCACCATAATCATCAAGTCCTGCCGAACTTCCGTCTACTGTGATTGGTGTGTTCATCAGCATTGGCTGTGCTCTCAAACTTATTACCTGTACTAAACTTTCAAAATCTTTTTGTGTATCATCTGAAAAATTGTCTGTGGCAGTTATGTCTAATTTGGTGAACAAAGTAAAAAATTCAACATCACCTGTGAGTACCTCACTTGATGTTAAAAGTCCACCCGATCTTGTTTGTGCCATATGTGTCTCCTGTCACTGTTATAAGCATATTTATCATTTTCTCAGTATATTCAGGTACTATTTTAAAAGCCACAAAAAAACCCCCTTAAAAAAGGGGGTTAAAATTTCTAAATTTTAAGTTGTTATCTAAAACTAATTGTTATTAGTCTACAAAGATTGCTTCAACAGTTGTAACTGCTCCAGTAACGCCGTGTGCGTTTGAACCTTCTGCTGTATAATCTGCGCCTGCGCCTTGTAATGCAACAAATACTGCGTCTGTTGTTCCGCCAACAAATGCTGATCCGTCTGCTGTTCCAACGCCTGCTACTGCAAATCCGTCTAATTGCATATCTGCTAGAACAGTTTTTAATTCTGCTTCTGTGATATTTGTTTTTGCAACTTTAACGATATCTGTTTTTGAACCTAATCCGTTACCAATGCCTTGTCCTGCTTGGCTTGTTTCAAATGCTACTAATGCCATAATACATCTCCTAATTCTTTATTGCGTTATAAAAGTATGATTTTTAAAACTTTTATAACTTTGGTTACTTTTATTTATCTAAGAAGTTAGATTTTTTGAGGTTTTAAAATTGAAAATATTGAGATTTTGTTTACTTTTGCAGTAAATCTTTGAATTTATATCTCAGATTTGCCATGGTATCGCTTGGTTTTCTAATAAATGATGCTACTGTATTCTTAACTGCCTTACCAGCCTTTTTAATTGTGTCTTTACCAGGTACAATGTAGTCATAATCTTTAATACGGTCAACTTCTTTATCAACATAATACTTATCGTGTCTAAGTTGTCTGCCATCGGAACCGTATCTTTGGTCTCCTCGCTTGCCTCTACCTCTTAGAATGTCGTCTTGTCGTTTACGTCTTGTTTTTTGAGCGCCACTATCTCTAGGGTCTTTTTTAGGTTCTGCCTTAGAAGTTGCTTGTCCTGTGTCTTGTTTACTGACTTCTTGGTCTGTAGTACCTTTTTTCTGTACATTTGTCAAGTCACCAATTTCAACACCTGTGCCTAATGAATGCCCCATTTGAGAACCTATTGATTTTGTATCAATACCTTGCCCAGCAAGCCTACGTTGAATATACAAATCCTGCAATTCTTTGTTTTTTGCTCTTTGGTCGTCGCTTACTTCTGTTATTACTACTTCGTCTATTCTCATATTACTATTTATGACCTTTTTCTACTTTGCCAGTATGCGGCAATGCCTGCCAACCCAGCCGCGGACTTAGGTCCTAGCCTTCCACCTGTTATTCTTGGACCAAATTCTGCACCAACGTATGCCGATGCACCTGCTACTGCTAAACGTTTTAGTGTTGTTTGATCAGTTGCTTTGTCTAATTCTGTATTAGTTGCATTAACTAATTTATAGTTTCTCTCTTTTGCAAACTTATTTAAAGTTTTATACAAGTCACTTCTTACTGCTTTGGCTCTCATTATATGTAGCATTTTTGTAACTGCTAATTGTTTCTGTCTATATTTTAATCTACTCCAATCTGATATTAATCTTCGTACATTCTGTATGACCATATCATTAATTTTTAGTTGCTTTTGCAATCTTAAAAAGTAAACTGAGTTTGGAATTTTACCTTTAGCAATACTAATCATAAATTGATGCATTAATTGTTCATTAAATTTAAAATCTTTTTTGTATTTAGAATTAATTGTGTATGCAATCATGTAATGATCGTTTGCACCCAATCTACTTGCACGATATTTTCCGTGCCTTACATTTGCATTTGCATATTGTATTGCAAATGGTCTGTATTTTTTATCTTGTGCAAACACATATACCAACATGGTTGTTACCATTAGTAATTGTGCCATATCATCTTTAGTATATGGCTTGAACCCTTCGGTTGTTCTGAATAATCTACTTTCCTGTAGATCGCCTAAGAATTGATATTGTGCTTGTTTTTGTTCTTTAGGTGTTTCCATTATGCTCCTGGTCTCCCTGTGCCAAAGTTTTTAACACTAAAGTCTAATCTGTCAACTAATTTAATTGCGTTTCCAATATGATCAACAGCAACAAAACCTTCTTCACCTGTAACATCATAGTCGCCTTCTTGGTTTTGTACAAACGTGTCTATTTGTCTTATGTTTGCTAATTTTTTAATTATCATTTCTTTTGCTTTGATCAAATCTAAATACACAACGTATGCTTTTTCTATCTCTTCTTGATTGCTTTCTAAAAATTTAATACCGTCTATCATTAATTTTGTTTTTCTTACTTTACCGTCATCACTTTTTAGTTTTTCAACTGCTGATTTGAGTGTGCCTTTATACTCTGCAATAAATCTTTGAGCAAATACTTTTGGATCTTGTTCGAAACCTACTAATTCTCTGATAATTTTATTTACACTTGCTTTGATTCTTGTTCTTAAGTCATCACCAAATTCGTTATTTTTAAGAAAGTCTAAATCTGTAACTGCTTTCAAGTTTTGATCTGCATTGTTAATTAGTTCAGCCATTTCTTGTGACTCTTCTTGTGTAAAAGTAACTTGCCCTGAGTAGTCTCTTATGATTGCATCTCTGTGCCAAACATTAGGGTGACTGCCTAAACTACTTGCATCAAAGCCAAACTTTGCTGACAAGTCTGCTAATCCGCCTCCGCCAACATATTCTGTGTGAAACACTATGCCTATTTTTGAACGTAGAATATCATTTGCAAGATTACTGTTTTTAGGAATGGCATATATAATTGTGTTTGGTTTAAACACTATAAATTCTTCGCCTTTGATATTTGCTTCTGATATACTGTCGTCTGTGTACAGTAAATCTCCTTGTACAACTTTTCCTTTAAAATTTAATTTTTGTAAATGCATAAATGCACTAATTAATTTTTCTTGTAAGCCTTCTGCTTCGTGATTTGCTTTGATGTCTTCGATGCTTTTGTTTACTAATGGATTTCTTTTGTTGAATACACTTTTAGTACCTACAAAAAACTTACCGTCTGCTGGGTCTGTACCTACAAATACTGCTGGTGCACCGTCCCATTTTGTTGTTAAGTTGAATTTTGTTTTAGCACTACCTTTCAGCATCTCATGAAAACTGTGAAGGTATTGTATTGCTTGTTTACCTCCAGGTAATCCGTCGTTAAATATTAAATCTTCTAAATGTTCAAGGTGAGTGTTTTTGCTTTCATCTAGTCTGTGATGAATTACACATTCAGTTAAGTATCCTTTAGTAAGATCGACTGCTCTCATTAAAAACTCGTATCAATTTTTGGTATTCTAGCATCGCCTGGGTCACTACTTAGAGGTGCTGGCATCTCTGGTGCGGCACCTTTCTTAATTTTCATTCCGTTTACACTTAATACTTGTGAACTTATAAGTGCAAATTGAGTTTTACCGTCTGGTGTTGAACAAAGTAGATCTGGTACTCCGTCGCCATCTCTATCCACTTTGAGGTCTAGTCCAATTGCTTTTGCAGTTTTAAATTCGCCGTTTTTATTTTTATAAACTATTTCGTCACCGGCTTTTGGTTCTGCAATACCATATACCTTTTTCCACACATCGCCGACAATTTGCTTACTGCGTCTTTTTGCTCTCATTCTATCGATAACTCCGCCTACTCTTGCTCCAGCCATACCTAATGCTTTATTAAAGTTCGGTGTTAGAGCACCTCTCATGTTAGGTTTAGTTGCATACTTCATTGCAGAAGCGGCTCCTGGTTGTGTAGGATCAGTTGGATCAAATAAATTTTTTATTTTTTGTATAAGTGTAGGCCCTTTGCCTTTCTGCGCCTTTACTCGTTGCTTCTGTACCTGCCTTATAATAGATATATCTGCTTGTACAAAACCACCTATTGCAGGATCAAAAATATACATCAAGCCATCACCATTATCAATATATGCTTTTTGATCGACACCGCTTAATTCAAATTCAAAAGCATCATATTGATCTTTGTTTTTTAGAATGTTTTTCCACATTAATTTATCACCGTCCCTATCTAAGGAGGCCATGCGTCTACTTCTTCTATTTTCGTCTTCGAATTGAATTACTTCATTAATCTTCATTTGTTTTGGACCTTGATTCTTTGATAATCTGTACGCCCTTTACAAATCTTTCTGGCCTGTTGCCTTTGATAGAATTAATCAGACGCCTTTGTAAGTCTAATGCTTCTGCTTCATCAAAGTTTTCTTGAATTAATTCGATTAAATTTAAGGCACTTTTGATAATGTGATTACCTCTAGACTCAATGACATTGAGTTTGTCTCTTTCTGAAACTATAGAGTTTAATTCATCTAAGATTGATCTGTGATTTAAGGACATTTTATCTCCGTTTAAGCATATTTATCAAAATTACTTCTTCTTGAGGAGATTCCTAAGTTCCAAACCTTGCTGTACAATGTCAACATTGTCTTCTGTGGCATCATCGTCGCTTCTAATCGCTGAAGATCGTTTGAGTGTTTCGGTCATTGTTATTGTGTTGATGGTGTCATATGTTTCTTCGTCTTCCTCTAGGTCTTCGATTCTCAGTGTTTCTGGGTTAAATTTTAAGTCTACCTTACTGCCAACACCACTACTTGAACGTGTTTTCATGAACTGTATCTGATATCTACCACGTTCTCTCATGGCATTACTTGTAAATATACCCACAACATTATCTGCTGTTTGTATTTTACTAATACCACCTGCAATATGACTGTGATCAAACTCTATTTCCTCTACTGCACCTCTGTTTAACTGCGATGCTGTGACTAACAGTACATTTAATTCTACTGCTAAGTTACGCAACTCTTCAGATACATACTTGTCTTTAATAAACAAGTCACTTGGTGACACTTTTCCACTAATTGGCATCATCAAATCCAAGTAATCTACCAATAATGCGTCTACTTTGATGCCTGTTTGTATCTCATATTCTCTCAAAAACGACCTAATATCATTGGCATTTACACCATTGCTCATCTGTTTTATGCGGAATTTACCTGCACCTTTACCTTTCATTACTACTTTTAGGTGAACATCATCCATGTTTTTCATGACATCTCTGGTTGCATATTCACTGACCATAGCATCAATACGCATACTTGACAGTTGTTCACTTAACTCTAGACTCAAATAAACAGTATTAAGTCCTGCTTGACTCCAGTTTACACCTAAGTTTTGTAAAAACAAACTCTTACCTGCACCTGAACCACCTGCAAATACTGTAAGTTCTCCCCTATTAAGTCCACCATATAACTTTTGATCGAAGTTTTTCCAGCCTGTGCTTATTGCTCCTGCTTGATCTTTAATCCATTGTAATCTTTCTTTAGGATTTTCATAATAATCTAAACCAAAATCACTTACTAAACCTACGCCAGTTGCTTCTTTGATAAGTGCCTCTACACTACCATAGTCTTTATTTTCTAATAAGTCTGTACTATCTAGTATTGCTTTTTCTAATGCTTTATGTCTACAGAATGTTTCAAACTCATCCATAAACCAACTCATATGACTGTCATGTGCATCTTCAACTGGCTTTAATTCTATGCCGTTCACTGCTTCTAGTTGTTCTAGTGTCGGAATACTAGCATATTTGTTAGCATGGTCTTTTAAAAAC